GCCACCCGCTCGGCTTCGCGGCGGGCGATGGCATCGATCGCTTCCTGGTGGGGAAGGATCAGTTCATCCACCTGGGCCATCAGCTCCTTGGCCTGTTCATCCACCCGCTTGCCATAGGCAAGGGCGTAGCTCTTGGCCTCCTTGCGTTCCGATTCAATCCGGCCGCGCAGCTTGCGCAGCTGGAAGATGTAGGAGCGGGCGGCCTTGTTGCCTTCCTTGCTGTCGTACTCGAACGATGGCGTCGCAGTTTGCTGCGCCTCCTTGATGTCATCCAGCAGTACCTGATACTGCGTGATGACGATCGGCTCGTTGGCTGTCGCCAGTGTTGCGGTCATGTGTAGATCACCTTGATTGCGATTTGCTGTTGGCTGCGTGGTGCTGGTTCCCACTGCGCTTCGATGCGGCGCAGCACCGTCACCCGGTCGTCGGTCCAGACGACACCCTTGCCGGCATCCAGAACGGCGCCCTGCAGGTTGTCGAGATCGCTGGTGCCAGGCCCGTAGAAGGTGAGGTGCAGCGCGACCACTTGGCCTTTCTGTAGTGGCGGGATGGTCCACCACTCGGCAAGAATCGCCCGGCACGATTCCATCCAGGCCCGATACTTGCTGTCCTTGAAGGCCTTGCCACGGCCGAACCGTGGGCGGCTCTTGGGTTGCAGCGGCAGGGGCACGACGAAATCGGCCGTGCGAACTTGCGTCATCAGAACGGGACCTCCTCGCTGTCATCCGGCCAGCCATCAAGGGCGGCAGCCGGCGTTGCAGCCGGGGCCGGGGCCTGGCCCTGAGGTGCGGTGCGGGTCTCCTGGCCGGTCAGCACATAGCCGGCCTCGGGTTCGCCGAACGCTTCGCCCACATCAGGCGCCTGGTACTCCACCAGGTAGAGCACACGCACGCCCTGCAGGTTGAGGCTGATGCCTTTCCCGGCCTCGGGGTTGGACCAGTGCCAGATGTCGAACGCCACCTTGCCGGTGCTGCCGTTGCCGATCAGCACGTCCTTGGGCCACAGCGTTCCCGCTGCGTCCTGCACCAGCGGCGGGCTCAGTTCATGGCCGCGGCTGGTGACCACGTTCCGGGCAAAACGGAACTGCCAGAGGTTGGTTTCGTCGCCGGCCTGATCCAGGTGGGTCTTGAAGGGCAGGCCGTTTGGGCCGGGCCGGGCGGCATTGCCGTGGCGCTCAACGAACTCAGCCTTCAACTGCTTCACAAACGCCTGCGCCTCGGCGTCGCCCTTCTCCAGCAGCAGGTCGCAGGACCACTGCTCCCGCTCGCCGGGCTTGCCCCGGTTGACCACGCCGGGCTTGCAGACCTTGGCCCACTGGAGCGAACCAGCGGGCGACACGATGACTTTGGATCCCATCAGCTCTGAACGGATGCAGATGCGCTGCAAACGTACAGCGTTGATGCCTCCTAGGCAACACCTAGGACCGTCTTAGGAGAGTCCTAGGAAAAGACGTAGGGGTTCTGGCCGATGCGAGCCGGGTTCAGCGTGCCAACCATTGGCGGCGCTGGCAGGCCAGGAATGCCGCTGTGTGTCGTGATCTCGGCTCGGATTTCATCAAGCCAGTCCGGCATGTAAAGGGAACGCAACTCGCCAAGCAGCGTTTGGTGCAGCCACTGAGCCCGAGCTGGCGTCACGGCAAAGCAATCGTGATTTGTCAGGACGTGTGCGCTCACTGCTTCAGCCCTGCAGATCACGGCATGGACCAAGGCCGCGTCAAACGAATGCACCAGGTTGGCGGTGATGCTTCGGTTGGTTGCCAGCACGCTCAGCTCGCGCCGGCGCTCGTCGCTGTCAGGTGTCTCCCATCCCCTGGAGCCATGCAGCAGCGTGTGAGCTGGCGCATGAGCCCGCCGCTTGCCGCCTAGCACCACCGGGAAACCGCTCGGCGACGTCCAGCGCAACTGCTGCTGCTGTTTCACCACGGCGGCGCTGGCTCCCTTCAGCCAGTCCTTCAGCGCCAGCAACGGCGCCAGCTCTGGCTGAAGGGTCTCCTTCATCAGCTTCGCCAGAAAACGCGCCGGAATCACCACGCTGCGCTCGTATTCACTGGCCCGCTTTGGCAGCGCCGCATTGCGCAGGTGGTCCGCCAGACCATCGAACAGGCTCTGGAACTGCCCTCCATAGATGGCCGCCATCACCGGCTCCTTGCACAGCGAGCGGGTAATGCCGATCTCCAGCCACTGCGCGGCATGGCGTTGATGGGATGGCACCCCCGCCTCCAGCTCACGCTGCAGCGCGGCCACCAGCTCATCGGCCACCCGCTGATAGATGTCGTGCCGGGTAGACCCGATCAGATTGGTTTCACGCGCCAATCGCTCGTCGCGCACCAGGGCTGCGGCGATGCCCAGGCCAGAGGTGGTCTGATCGAGGCGCACCGGCGCACCGATCGGGGTTGCCGGGTCCCCCAGCCACAGCCGAAAGGCGCGGGCCATCTGCAGGAACTGCCAGGGATCGGCGGCATCACGCCAGAGCTCCACCTGATCCAGCGGCGCGTCGGCCACGGCGACCAGCCGATCGATGTTGTCCCGCCCCCAACGCAGCCGTTCATCCCAGCTGGCACGGCTCAGCCCCCAGTGGCCAGCGCAGGCCCGCAGCATCCAGTCGGCGGCCTCCTCGTCGCAGGGCTCGGGCGGCAGCCACAGCAGCGCCTTTTCGTGGTCAGGCCCCTGATGGGTGGTCGTGCGATTGGCGGTGTAGACCCGCCCGCGAAAGTCCAGGTCGTAGCGGAACCAGATCGATTGTCCGGCGAGGCACTGCGCCTCGCGGATCGCTTCGTCAATGCGCTCGCGGGCACGGCCATGCTCCCGCCCATCAGCCCAGGCGGCCCGCTCCTGCCGTCTCCAGTTGGCCATCGCCTCGTGGTCGGTCGCGTCGTGCGGTCGCGGCGGAGCTTGCGCCGGATCGCGGGTCACAGAGAACAGGCCGCGGATGTTTGCCGCCCATGCCTGCTGCTGCACATCGGCCATCCAGGGGTCAACCGTCACCGGCTGGGCCTCCAGCCGTTGCACGGCCGCCAGCGCAGCCGGGCCGGCCTGCTGCATGTAATCCGTCGACGCGCCGTCGCGCCGTCGCACCAGGCCGGCGTAACCGTCTCGTGGTTCGGGTGGCGTCAGCTGGGGCCGGCCGCGTTCTGGCCTGATGTCCAGGGGCATCGAGCGCACCAGCTCCAGCGTCGCCGGTGTTGCCTCCACCATCAGCACCATGACGCCCCGCACTGCCTGGGAGACGATCTGCACCAGGTCGGTTTCGGAGACGATCAGCCGCAGCAGCAGGGATCCCACCGATACCCGATCGTGCTGAGTCCATCGATCCGCTGGTAGGCGGAGGCTGCGCAACGTGCTGGGGGCCAGCACCGTTCGCTTGCCTTCATGACGGAGCAAGAGCCGCAGGGTGTCCCGGTCGTGGTGCTTGATCCGCCCGGCTCGCACCTCGTCCTCGATGGCGCGGCCGATGGCCATGGCCAGTTTGCGGTGGCGATGCCTTGCGCTGATCCCGTCGAGCACCTTGGTCAGCGCCACGCTGGCGACTGGCCGGACGCCCACCGTGGCGAAGTGCAGCAGCAGCGGCAGCGCCTCGTAGTGGGGGCCAGCGATGGCCGGGTCCACCACGAAGCGGGTCATCAGCGCATCAAGCGCGTCGGCCAGGGCCTGCCCATGGGTGGCAAACAGGGCCCTGCCGTATTCGGTTGAGCTCTCCTGGCCGCGGCTGATCAAGCGGGCGCGGATGGCCCGGGCAGATGCGATCTGCTGCTGCGTCGGCATCAAATCCACAGGGGTGGACGCACGTTTTCTGATTTCGCGCCGCATCCAACTGGGGTTTTCAGCGGCTCGACCGCTTCACCCTCGCAGAGCCGCGTTTCGCCTGCCACAGGCTGCTGTTTCGCTTAACTCTGGGTGGATGCAGATGAGCAGAGCGGTTTTTAAGTCCGCTGCGTCTGCCATTTCCGCCATGCTCCCGCCAGTAAGCATAAGGGATCTGGGGTTTTTGGGGCGCTGCGTGCTGCGCGTCGCTGCCGATCGCTGCGGCAGCAAAACGCCCCCGGTGGACGCATCCACAAACGGGGGCGTTGGCGTGGGTTGATCAGGCCTCCAATGCACTGACGCAAGCGCTCAAGGCGTCGGTGTTCAGGTGCAGATAGCGCTGCACCGAGGCCAGCGATGTCCATCCACCAAAGGCCATCAGCTGGTGCAGGGGGATGCCACGGCTGGCCAGCCTGGAGGCACAGGTGTGGCGTGTGATGTGGATCGTGAGCGAGCGGTCCTCGCCCAGGCCGGCGGCCTGTTTGGCCGTGTCCCAGCACCACTGGAACTGTCGGTAGGAGTAGGGCCACACGCGAGCCGCTGGCAGGCCTGCGGTGTGGTGAGGCAGCAGGGCATCAACAGCCCGCCTGGTCAACGGGACGGTGCGGGGCTTGCCGTTCTTGGTGGCCCAGAACGTGGCGCGGCCCTTCACCAAGTCGACGTGCTCGCAGCGCAACCGCTCGGCCTCCCCCCACCGGCAGGCGGTCTCCAGCAGGAACACCAGCAGATCAGCCGCGGCGGGTTGTCCCAGCTCGCGGAATGCCAGGCAGAGGCGATCGCGTTCGTCGTCGCTGATCACTCGATCGCGGTGGCCACCGTTGCGCAGCTGCTGCGGCATCCGCGGCAGCTCCACCAGGTGGCCATGAAGCTGAGCGTCGGCCAGCATCGCTCGCAGCGCCGACACCTTGCGGTTGACGGTCGACGGGCGGTTGCCGCCGGCGAGCAGCTTCTGGCGCCAGGCGTCGACGGCTGGCGTGGTGATGGCCTCCACCGGGCAGCCGCTGCCGAAGTGGTCGACCGCCTGTTGGCTGTAGATGGCAGCGGTTCGCTCGTAGGCGGTGCCGTCCCAGCGCACCCGCAAGCTCAGCGCTCGGGCGTCGGCCAGCGTGAACCCCACGGTGGGATGGGCGTCGCGCTGCAGCAGCTGTTCCAGCAGTTCCCGTTTGCGCTGCAGGGCGTCGGCCTTGCTGCGACACCGGGCGGTGCGGCGAGTGCCGTTCACCGAAACGTCGGCGATCCAGGTGCCATCAGGCGCCTTTCTGACTGATCCGGCCATGGTGTGGTGTGGTTGCGAGTGGTGATCAGGTGGTTTCGAGTTGCCTCAGCAAGGCGCGGCCCTTGGCTGAGAGGCGCACCCGAAACCGGCGGGGCTCGGCGGGGTCCTTGAAGGTCTCCACCAGTCGGTAGCCGGCTCCACCGCGGCGGTCGATCGCCCCCAGGGAGGCGACGCCGCGAGAGACGGAGCCGTTCGTGAGGTTCAGGGCCTCCTCCAGCTGGGCAAAGGTGACGCCTGCCGCTCCCGCGCTGGCGACCTCAAGAAACAGCTGCGCCCGATGGAGCGGAAACTCTGTCGGGTCCAAAGTTGCGAAAAGGCCCAGAGCCCTTTGCAGTTGAGCCAGATCCAATGGGAAACACCTAGGAAACTCCTAGGCGCACTCTGGCACCGCTGCACAGCTAGGGAGTGACGCCCCCCATGGCGCTGATGCCAGACAGACCAGTGATACCAGTGGGAGCCGGCCGGTAGCTCGAAGCTGATCAGCAGCGAAACGCGCATAATGCTCTGCACCTATGCAAGTGGAACAAACGTACTGGAGATCAAGGCCTTGGCCTCGGGGGTCAGGCGCAGCTGTTCACCTCGGCGATGCGGGTGGGGTCTGGCCTCCACCAGCTGCAAGGCGCTGTCGACATAGCGGCCGTGATCCCTGCGGCCACGGCCGATCAGCGAGCACACCACCCGTTTCACCTCCGTTTCGTTCATCCCGGTGATCTGCACCAGGTCGGAGCGGTGGTCGTAGCCGGCGGCGATCCACAGCAGCACCTCAGCGACTGCTGCATGTGGCGCATTCGCCCGGGCGGTCTTGAAGGCGGTGCGGATGCCGCCCAGCATCCCGGCCACCCGCTCGGCAGCCTGCTGTTCGGCATTCATGCGCGCCTCCTGCTGCCGCGCAGCCGCGTGCGGTTTTCGGGGGTGTCCATCAGGCCATGGGCCAGCAGTTCGGCGCGGGTGGCGGCGTCGATTGCCTGCCAGGCGGCTACGGCCTGGTCGCGGCGCTGCCTGGTCACACGGTCGTGCACCTTGGCGCCGGCTCGATGCCAGCGCCACCAGCTGGAAACAACCCAGCACGGCACCAGGACAAACCCCGCAAACACGGCAACGCAGGGCATGGTTGCGGCCTTGATCAGCCACGGGATACGGCGGCGGCTCATTGGTTCACCTTCACCAGTAACCCGCGGGCGATGGCCAGCGCGTCGGCGGTGTCCGCCCAGTCGCTGCAGCCGGGCGGAAGCCCGACCACCTGAGCGGCTAGCAGATCGGACAGGACCCGCAGGCGCGGGCCCACCAGGGCGGTGATGAGCGCCCGCTCGTCGGGCGTGAGTTCGGCGGTGGTCATCGATCAGGCCTCGGTCCATGCAGTGGGGCACCAGATCGGGTCTGGCTGGTAGGCGTTGGTCTGCTGGCGCCACTGCTGGAACGCTTGCAGCTCCTGCCGGTGCGGGCACGTCTCCGGGCAGGTGGTCTCGCCGCAGTAGAGCGACCGGCACGGCATCGGATAGAAACGAGTTCGGGGCATTGGATGGCCTCGGGGTGGTGTGGTTGGCGCCGGATTGGGTGCGGCTCCGGCGGGCCGCTGTGGTTCACCAGTGGGTGGCCGTTTGCACCTCACGGGCGACCCTCTCGGCGTGGAGGGGCAGCCGGTCAATCTGCAGGCCGCAGCCGCAGTCGCGGCCGGTGCGCTGGATGCAGCGATGCCGCCGGTCCTGAAGCTCCTTCCAGGCGATGAAATACGCCGGGCTGTCTTTGATCCCTCGGCGCATGCACGCGTCCCTGTGCCAACGGTCTTCAGCCACCAGGCGCCGGAGGAGCTCGGTTTGAGTCAGTGGTCCCCACTTCGCCGCATCGTCTGCGCGGCGCTGTGGCGGCCATTGCTTCATGTTCGACTCCCCGGCCGTGACGTAGGCGGGCTCCTGTGTCGTGGTCGTCATCGGTGATCCTCTCGGTGTGGTGTGGTCGCTGCCTGGAGGGCAGCAGGGAAGCCGCGGGCGTCGCCGCCCTGGGCCTCCGTGCTGCCGTCGATCAGCCGCAGAACACGTGAACCCCGCCGCTGCTGCAGCGCTCGTCGCGGTAGCCGTCAAAGGTGAGCTCTCGCCAAGCCGCCTCCCAATCGATGCAACGGACGGGCCAACCGGCATCCGCCGGGATGGCGCCGATCTCCTCTGCCAGCTCCTGGGCGTAGTCCTCGCCGCTGGTGTGGACCCCGCGGTAAACGTCGCGGAAGGCGTCGATCGTGACGGTCTCGCCCTGGTTGTCGCATTCGATCCGGTAGGCCTCCAGCTCGTCGTCGTCGCCGAGCTCGGCCGCGACCTGCGCCCACTCGATCAGCTGCGCCAGCTCCGGCCATTCCGTCCGGCTCAGATAGCCGGGCAGGCCGCAGGAATCATGAACGGCCCATTCCTCCGCCCCTGGTTCAGGGCTGCCCTTCAGAACCCAGTCGATCGCCTCCTGTAGGTCGTCGACGTCGTGGCATTCCTCCAGATCAATCCAGGCCCCATGAAGGCGGCCGGCGTTGTAGGCGGCGAGACACGCCACGTAAACGCCCACGGCGGGGCATGTGGTGGCGATTGCTTGCGGCCTGGTTGTGGTTGTGGTGGCCATGGGTGGCCCTCCTGTGCGGTGTGGTGTGGTTGCTGCCTGAGGGCAGCAGAGAGGCCGCGGGCATCGCCCTGGGCCTCCGTGCTGCCGTCGATCAGGCCGGGACGATCCGGCCGCCCTCCCGGCGCCAGCGGCGCCCGGTTGGCGTCTGCTGTGGCGTCCGCTTGATCGGGCCGCGGCTGCCCCGCCCTAGCTGCCAGCCCTTGCCGTGGCAGGCGAAGCAGACCCCGCCCGCCACGTGGGCAAACCACGGCAGCGAGCCGGTGCCGTTACAGCCCCATGGGCATTCGTAGGCGTTGGGGTTGCCGGGCCATGGGTTTGGCAGCGGTTCGCGTGTCAGCGCGTCGCGTGTCGTCGTCATCGGTGGTCCTCTCGTGTGGTGTGGTGTGGCCGGGTTACAGGCCCCGGCCGGGCCCGCCCCCTCAGGGGCCAGGGAATCGCTCAGGCATCGCCCTGGTCGGCGCCGGTGTCGTCGCCTCCGTCAGCCATGCCGGCAACACGTATCGGGTGGCGTCCGCATAGGTCGGCCCGTAGACCGCCTGCATCCAACAGATCCAGCCCGCAACAGCCGCCAGCGGCACAGCAGCGCCGATCAGCTCAGGAATCCAGCGCCGCATCAGATCGCCCCCAGCGCTGCCAGCAGATCAGCCCGGCGCCCATTGCGCGCCAGTTGGCGGTGGCCGGCTTCCCGGGCCATCGCCCGCAGCTCCCGAACCGTCAGCGTCCCCAGCTCCGCCAGCGCTTCGCCGATCGGGTGCGCCATCGGTGCAGCCGGTGCCATCGGCGCCCGCTCGATCTCAGCCGGTGCCGTGGCCGGTGCCATCGGCGCCCGCCAGCCGGCCGCGGCGCCCGCCAGCCCGATCAGAGCCACGCTCAGCTCCCAAATCGCCAGCGCAACCGCCAGCCCCAGCAGCAACAACAGCTCGACCGGGTGCAACTCCCCCAGGCCCGCTGCGCTCGTCTCCGTCCTCATTGGTCCTCCTCCTTGGTGTGGTGTGGTGTGGCCTGCAGCTATGCAGACCTGCCGACAGTGTGGGCGCGGATCGGGGCGGATGGCGACCGGGTGGCGGGTGGCGGTGGGTAACTGTCGCAACTCTTAACATTCAGGGATCAGGGCAGGCCGGCAGCCGGCGCCCGGCCCGGCCAGCAGGCCCCGCCAGCTGGCGCCCGGGCAGGTGGCAGCGGATCAACAATCCGCAACGGAGGCGGGCGCAGGCAGGGCCCTGGCCTTAGCGCTGCGGCAGCAGGGCAGGCAGGCCCCCGCCAGCGGCAGCGACGCCCCCAGGGGCGGCAACGACCGGGGCACGGGGGGCGGAGCAGCTCGCCCAGCGCTGGGAACCCACCACATCACGCGACCCAAAAACGGGAAAGCGGTCTGCGATGAGGGAGGTGCGAGGGGTGCGAACTGATCTGCAGGGGTGAAGCTGGGACACCGATCGAACACGAACACACGCGGAGAGGTGCCCAGCAGGGGCAGGAAGGGCACGGAAGGAAGGGATCGGTGTCAGTGGAGCCCCACCCCATCGGAGGGGCCTTCCTGGCGCTTCTGCAGGGGTGATGCAGTGAGAAGGCCCCGGAGGTGGGGTGGGGCGTGGCTGCTGGCCGGATCTGTCGACGGGGGAAACCCATTTCCGGCCTAATCCTTCGTGTGAAGCGAGCTTGCGAGCTGGGTTGCCTGGCCGTCCCCGGGTGCCCCGGGGGTATTAACCCTTTATCTAAGAATTAGAGAGCTCGAAAACGGCCCTGTGGGGGGTTGGGTTGTCGGAGTGCTCCGGGCTAATGTGGGTTAGCCCAGCCGAAATGGAATCCCTTGGTATGACAGGGTTCTTATTTTGCCTTCTCGCAAGACCACCCGTGAGACAAGGGATTGCCAATGCGGCCCTAGGGCTTTCCTACCAAAATCCTACGAGTTTCCTAGGAGGCCATTTGCAAACACCACGCCATACAACAAGACGCGCATTCCCCGATGACGCAACAGTTTGACGACAAAGAGCGATTCGCAATGGTGTATCAAGCGGAGGGGCTGGAAGGCCTGTTCCAGTCACTGGCGACCAAGCAGCTACAGCCGATGGACATCTGCGTTTTGCTGGCGATGATCAGCCGCATGGACCGGGTTGGCAAAGTCCGGTGCTCGGCCAAGGCAATCGCCGAACTGATCGGCTGTCACTACATCTCATGCGTCAAAGCGATTGGCCGACTTCGTGTGGTCAATGCCTTGGTCAAGGTGTACGACAGCCAGGCTGGAGCGCATTACTTCATCTTGAACCCGTACATCGCAAGCGTCGGCAGCGCACAGAACCGCGGCCACCTGTGGGCGCAGTTCAGGCTGGCGCTGGAAGAAAACGACTGAGGCGATACGCTGTGCCTGTCTGCTCTGCACCCGTGTACGTCTCCAATGCCGACCGGGCACGGCTTGGCCTTGTGGCCTGGGGGTCGGATGTTCCTGATGACGTGGTGGCGGCAGCTGAGGCTGCGCTTGCTGGAACTGCTGCTCCTGCCCAAGAGGACGCGCCCACAACGCCGAAGCGGGCACGTCGCAAGACGGGGCAGTTCGAGGCCGATGACCCGGCCACGCCGGACGTCAACGAGGCCTTCGCGGAGTAGGGTGTGAGCGCCTATCAGGGGTGGTTCCCTGTTGGTGACTGCGCAAGTCCTCTTGCGTGGTGTGGTTGGGAGACCCCCTTGGCCCTGAAAGCTGAGGGGGTCTCCTTGTGAGCTGGACTCCGATCCCGCCTGAGATTGGCCCTGGGCGGTTCCCGTACTTCGTCTGCTACCTGCTGCGGGAGCTGAACCTGGCGGATGAGCCCACCAAGCAGCAGCTGGGCATCTGCGACTGGATGGAGAACGGCCCAAACCGTCAGATCACGGTGGGTTTTCGTGGTGTGGCCAAGAGCACCATGGCCGCCTTCCGGGCGTTGCATCGGCTGCGGATCGATCCGTTCAACGAGAAGGTGCTGATCCCTGGCAGCACGCTGGAGAAGGCGGTGGAGGTTACGACCTTCATGCAGCGCTGCATCCGCGACATTGACATCCTGCGGTGCCTGGAGCCACGGGCCGATGGCCGGAGCTCAACCAAGGCCTTTGACGTGGGGCCTGCGATCGTTGATCAGAGCCCATCGGTGCGAGCGGTTGGCATCCTGTCGCCTGCATTGACCGGCAAGCGCTGCACCTGCGCCATCCCAGACGACATCGAGACGCTGAACAACTCGATCACGCCGCTCAAGCAGGAGCGCCTGGCGCAGGCCGTGACCGAGCTCGAAATGATCCTCAAGCCGGATGAAGGCCAGGATCTGCCGCGGATGATCATGTTCCTCGGCACGCCGCACCTGGAGACATCGCTCTATCTGCGGCTGGTGCGTGAGCGGAACTACGCGATCCGGTACTGGCCGGCGCGATACCCCAACCCGGCAGACCCGGATCAGTGGGAGTGTTACGAGGGTGGGCTGGATCCACTGATCGCAGCAGAGGTTGAAGCCGACCCGAGCCTGGCCGGCAAGCCGACCGACCCTGAGCGTTTTGGCGAGCAGGAACTGCGCAGCCGGGAAATGCGGACGACGCGAGCCGGCGTGCAACTGCAGCTGATGCTGAACTGCCGCCTGTCGACGCTTGATCGCTACCCGATCCGGCTGGGCGATCTGATCGTGATGCCGCTGGATGGCAAGGCGTTGCCAGACGTGGTGGGGTGGTCCTCGGCCAATGAGCACCGCCTGCAGAGCCTGCCATGCGTGGGGCTCGGCAGTGACCGCACCTATTACGGCCCGGCGCTGGTGCAGGGGTGGGTGCCGCAGAAGGAAACCTGGCGGTGCATCCTGGCGGTGGATCCATCCGGCCGCGGTAGCGATGAGCTGGCCTGGGCGGTGATTGCAGAGCTGAATGGCAACCTGTTCCTGCTGGAGGCCGGTGGCACGACCAGGGGGTACGAGCCAGAGGTTCTGCAGCTGCTGGCGCAGAAGGCGCTGCGGTGGAAGGTGAACACCATCGTGGCGGAATCCAACCTGGGCGATGGCATGTTCACCGCACTGCTGCAACCCGTGGTGAAGGCGGTTCATCCCTGCTCGGTCGAGGAGAAGCGCGTGTCAGGGCAGAAGGAACGGCGGATCGTCGACGTGCTGGCCCCAGTGGTGCAGCAGCACCGCCTGGTCGTGAATCAAGAGGTGATCCAACAGGACTGGGCCGGCGCTGAGCGCGATCCTGACAGCGGCCACGCCCGCTCGTTGATGTACCAGCTCAGTCGAATCACGACCGAGCGTGGGGCGCTGCAGTTTGACGACCGGATTGATGCCTTATCGCTGGGCGTCGGCTGGTTTGTGGAGGCCGCCGCGCAGGACCAGAAGGTGGCGCGTCAGGTTCGCCAAGACGAGATCGACGAGGCCAACCTGAAAGCGTGGTTTGACGAGACGGGCGCCAGCATTGATGCTCTGGCGCTTGGTTGGACGCCGCGGCCTCGTGGCATGGCCTACGGGGGCGTCAGGCGCTGAGCTTGTCGTCTGCGCGGATGGGCACGACCTTGGCCTTTGCTTCCAGGGTCTGGAAGTTCAGCTTGCCGGCCATTCGCGCCAGGTCTGCCGTTGGGGTGCTTGGCATGGCAGCGGCACTGATCTGGTTCTGCTTCAGCAGCTGCAGGGCGACGCGGAGGTCGTCGTTGCTGAGGGGTTCGAGGAGGTTGCCGTTGTCGTCGCGGGTGCCGCCGTTTTCGATGCGGGTCTTGACGGTTTCGACGACGGCAGCGTGGAGGTCTTCGAGCTGTTTGGCGAGGTCGGCCATGGTTTCACAGGTGCAGGGATTCAGCGCTTGGCCAGGGGGCCCCACAGCCCGGCGATGACCTCGATCAGTCGATAGGTCTTCACGGCCAGGCGGCTGATGTTGTCGAGGGCTTCGTTGTCCTTGGGGGTGGGGGTGATGTTGACGATCACCAGCGCCAGGCCGTGGATGGCGACGGCGACGGCGACATAGCTGGCGATGCGATCCATCAGCGGGCCCTCTCAAGGGTGGAGATCCGCTCGTCGTGCTTGCTGGTCAGCCGCGTGAGGTGCTCGATGCAGGTGTTGGTCCGGCCGCGGAAATCACCGAACTGCCCGGCGATCTTCCAGATACCGGCAACGCCGGCACCGAGGAGCCCCAGGGCAGCAATGATCGTGGCTGGCTCCATGGTCATTGTCTGCACCCCCGCAGCGTAACGAGTCTGTCAGACGGGGCCAGGGCGCCCTAGCAACAGCTCACGCAGCTCGTCCAGACTGAACCCGGCGGCCTCCAGGCGCTCGGCGGCGGTCAGTGGCGCAGCTGGATCTGGAAACTGCACAGCTGCTTGCGCAGTCGGCTCAGGTTCAGGTTCGGGCTCAGGAAGGTTCTCTATGACCCATAGGTCGTTGCGGTAGACGGCCTGTTGGCCATCTTCTGCAACGGGCGGCTTGATTTCCGTCGCATGGGCCGGAATGAGCCATGTGTCCTTTTCAAGCGGAGAAGGATCCGCCTTGCCGGCACCCAGGAAAGCGCCAGTGATTGGGTGGTAGTGAAAGATGTCCATGATCAGAACTTGATACAGGCCAGGAGTGCGACGTTGCGGGGGCGGGTTTCGGTGCCGCCGCTGTTTTGAATGCTGATGCCAGTACCGTTGGCAGTGGTTCCTGTTGATGCCGATCCACTTCCAAGCACCGGGGTTGGGCCTTGATTACCAAGCAGACTAGCTGTCGCTGCAACAGCGTTGTATGGGGAAAGGCTATGTCCGTGCCCAGGATCTGTGACGCCGTGCCCGTGGCTCTGGTAGTCCTGCGCCTGCGCACTACCAATCCCTCGCCCAGAATCAACACCGCGGCTGTCATCCCAGCCGCGCACGAACTCGCCGCGTAGATCAGGCAACGTAAATGTTGTGCTGCCATCGCCAGGTCCAAATTGACCAGCCTGCTTAGCGCCTTGACTGGCGGCAAGGTTGCCGGATGCCTGAGCGTAAGCCCACAATCCGGCGTAGGCGGTGCGACTAAGCGAGGCCCCGTTTGCCTTTAGCCAGCCGGCCGGGGCAGCGGTGGCGGGGAAAAACTGAACCGCGCCGGTGGGTGACAGCAAGTTTTGCACCGTTCCCGCCAGCTTGGCTGTGGTTACTGCGCCATCTTCCAGCTTGGCGGTGTTGACAAAGCCATCGGCCATCTTCGCCCGGCCTGCAGCTGACGCCTCCAGGAAGCCATCGGCAAACTTCGCCAGGGCGCCAGCGGTGAAGAAGCCGTCGGCCATCTTCAGCAGGCCCGCTGCAGACGCGGCCAGGGCGCCATCTGCCAGCTTGGCGGTGGTGACAGGTGCGTCGGCTGTGGCCTGTGCTGCTGCTGCTGCCGCTGACGCCGCCGTTGCTGCAACCGCTGCCGCATCAGCTGCGTCTTTGGCGGTTTTCACGGCCAGGGAGCTTGCAACCGTCGCCTGCGATGCGCTGTTGACGCTGTTGCTGATCGAGCTCTGCCGCACATAGCGGCCATCTGAATCGGTCGTCCAGTACGACTCCCAGATCCAGGTATTGCTGGCGCTGTTCCAGTACATCCGCACCCGCAGCTGGTTGCTGCCGACGAAGCCAGCGGGGCGGCCAGAGAGCGGCGAGAAGCTCTCGATGCCGGTGGAGTCGGTCAGCTCGATCCGGTCGCCGTTGGTCGGGCTGCCGGGGATGGACGCGACATTGGCGATCGGCGTATAAAGCAGCACGTCGCTGATCGCTTCATTGGCTGCATCGGCCACGGCAGCTGCTTGAACCACACGGTCCTGCTGCTCCTGCACCGCATACAGGTTCTGCAGGTCGGCGGTGTCCATGTCGCCGGCCAGCAGGTTGCTGGCATCATTCCAATCCACCAGCCGGGTGCTGGTTGGCGTCTTGCGGATGATCGTCAGCAGCGTGCCGGCGGCAATGGTGCTCAGCTGCACCTGCGTGGCGCTGACCCACGTGAAGGCAGCGCCATCAATCAGCTCAGACTGAAAGGTGTCCGTGAGCAGGTTGTAGCCGATGTAGATGTGGACGTGGCTTTTCAGTAGGTAGGGAAACGGAACCGACAGCAGTGGCGCGGTCCCGGTGCCGGTGTACTGGACATAGGAGTAGGGCACAGGCGCTCTGCACGGGTGCAGGCTTCATTGTGCCGGAGCTGGCGAGCCGCTCAAGATTTGGTTGGCGCGTTGCAGCTCGGTGAGGTTGCTTCGGTTCCGAGCTGCCGTCAGCGCCGTCTTGGTGTCGCTCCACTCCTTGGCGGCGGCGCTGGTGCCGGCGGCAGCGCGACGCTCCAGCTCGTCCTGGGTGAGCAGGTCGTAGTAGTCGGTGATGCGCTGGATCAGCACCTGCGCCGCCCTGGTGCGCTGCTGAGCCCGTGGCAGGCCGCCGGGCGGGTGCGCGGATGTCACCGGGTCGTCCTCCAGCTGTTGGTATTCGGGGCTGGTGAACAGGGCATAGAGCGCGTCCTTCTTGGTGCGGCCACGGGTGACGCGATTCAGGAGGGGCCCGTATTCGATCTTGCCGCTGGAATCCGTTTCTTTGGTGCGCTGGCCCGTTGGAGGCACCGCCTCAAAGGTCTGCGGCCTGGTCGTGACCGTGGCCTTGTCGGACAGCCCGAGCCTGACCATCAGCGGATAACGCGGGTCGGCCTCGATCGTGCCGTGGATGTCGTTGTACTCGAACTGCAGATCGTCCGACATCGACACGCCTTCCAGGACACGGCTCAACAGTGCTCGCGGTGGATCGAGCATGTTCTGCGCATCGAGCTCGGCGTAGACCACCTGATTCGTCTTGCCCTTGGGCCAGACGGACGGGAAGAACATCGGGAACGCCTTGGACAGGTTGACGCCGAAAATGTGCCCCCGCGGCGTGCCGAGGTGATCGGTCTCCTTGCGGCGTGCGCCGGCAAGCCCCGCAGCAATCGGCATGGTGTCGATCAACCAGCTGCGCAGAGACTGCTCCAGTAGTTTCAGCGGGTGGTCCTGGCCCAGCTCGTACCGCTGCGCTGCGGTGCTGGGTTCGTCGCGGTAGTAGCTGTTGCGGTCTCTGCCGATTGCACGTTCGACATTGCGGATCGTGCCGATGAATGGGATCTGGCCGGAGCCGATGAAGCCGGCCATGGTCTGCAGGCGCTCCATGCTGCTGCGGTTGCCGTCCATCAATGCCTCCAGCAGCAGCTGGATTTGCTGCACGCCAGCCGTTCGCGTGATCTGCGCCGTCAGCAGTTTCATGATCGACGACAGCAGCTCGGTGCCGTCGTAGTCGTTGGTGTTGGCCGCTGCAGCCGTGTCCTTGATGTCCTTCCACAGCAGCAGCGTGTTCACCACCGGGAAGCCACCCAGCTTCATGCCGAAGATGGTGTTGCGGCGATCTGGGTCTGGGTCGGCGCCACCGCCAACCTGGCCGGCGGCATCGAGCGCACCGAAGGCCGCCAGCAGGGCGCCGCTCATGGTCCAGCTGGCCTTGACCCTGGCGACCAGTTCCGGTGGCGCCTTGTCGAAGCCACCGGCATTCAGCATCTTCACGGTGTCGACGATGCCGAACGTCGATAGGCGCCAGTCCAGCAGCGTCCCGGCGAACAGGGAGCGCCAGTAGGGCATGACGTAGCGATCGACCATCCAGTTGCGGCGGAGGCCCATCATTGCGGTGTCGACCACCTCGCCCGGGTTGCCGGTTGGCGGGTCCTGGAAGCGCATCTCGGCCGAGTGGCGCAAGGCCTCGATCGACTCCGGTGATGACAGCGTGGGCGCCCCGGCCAGGTTGCTCTCGCTGATCAGCGCACCGATCTCGTCATCGGTGAAGTCGCTGCCCTTCAGGCCGTGCTGCTTGCGGAATGCCTTGATGTCGTTCTCGCTGGGCGTGGCCTGATAGACCGCTTCATCGATCTGGCGTTGCACCCATTCCGCACGGCTGCGGTCATCCAGCAGGCCCAGCTGGGCGCCTTCCATCCGCGCCTTGACCTCCAGATCAGCCTTCAGCTTGAACAGGTAGTGATAGCGGCCGGCCACCTCGTCGACGCCCGCCATGGCCCGCAGCGCCGGCTTCCAGGGCAGGTACATGTCGATGTCGCGGGCGCTGATCCGTTGCACACCGCCGTTCTTGCCGAAGCCCAGCGCGGCGATGGCCGCCTGGCCGCGATTCATGCCGGTGTGAACGGCGCCATTCGGCTTGGTGAGCACCAGGATGCGGGCCGCGGCCTGCAGCTTGTTGGTGAAGATGCCGACGTTATGCGGGTTGCCCAGCTGGGTGAACCAGTTGGCGCCAGGCCGGTACGGCATGTCCAGGATCGCCTGCATGTCCTGCAGCTCCTGCTGATTGGTGAGCAGGCGCTTGCCGTAGGTGTCGAGGTTGCCGCTGTAGTGACTGACGCCAGTCTGGAAGACCCGCTGCAGATCAGATTTCCACGTGGCCTTCAGGGCCGTCATGGCGAAGTTATGCGCCTCGCCACTGATCCGCATCGCCTCCAGCAGCGACATGCTGCCATCAATCAGGCGATTGCGCAGCGTCCTTGTGCCCAGGGGCGTGAGCATGGACCCGTTGTAGAAGGTCTGCTGCAGCGGCCCATAGAGCATCATGACGCCATTGCTGCCAACGTTGAGGTAGTTGGAGTTGAGATTGCTCAGCTGTGAATCCTTGACCAGCGCCGTGGCCATTCGCATGTGCGTGTTGAACCAGTCCTTATCGAGACGGGACTTGGGATCCAGGCCATCGATCTTGGCGGTGTCGACCAACAGGCTCAGCTGATTGGCATCGCCGTTGTCGATGGCTTCAACAACACGGCCGAAGTGCTCGTCGGGCGCGACATCCTTGCCGGTCATGCCAATGGCGTCGTCGATGCCCTTGCCGGGCTCGAAGTAGTAGCTCTCGTCGCCAAGATCAAGGCGGAACTGTTGCAGGTCCAGGATGTTCTCCTGCTGACTGCGCAGCGCCTGCGCATGGCGGCGCGTCACCAGGTTGTTGTGCCGCTCCAACAGCAGCGCCAGGCGGAAACGCCTGAACGCTTCCTGTTGCATTTCCGGCGGCGGCTTGGAGCCGGGGATCTCGCGCATGGCGGCCTGCATCTCCTCCACCGAATCGAGGTAGAGGCGCTTGCTGCGATCTGCCCAGAACCGCAGCCACATCTTGTTCTCGACCGCATTCATCATCGGCGCCGACTTAGCCGCGGCCTGGGCCAGGATCTCGGGATCGCTGGCGCCGAGGTTGCGGTAGTAGCCGCTCACCAGTTCGATCAGCTTGTCCTTGCCGTAGGTGCGGGTGATGAAGGCGTAGTCCTCGGGCGCCATGCGCCGATGGATGAGCCCCAACGCTTCCGCGAAGCGGACGTAATCCTCGCGGGTGCTGACGTCGACCTCTTTGATCAGCCGGTCGTAGTTCTGGAAGCGGCCTTCGCTGCCAACAGGCCTGGCGAGCTGTTCCAGGCCGCGGGAGACGAGCTCATCCACCTCCCGCGAGTTCATGGTGCCCACCAGCTGGGTATAGCCGCGCTGGATCTCGGCGGGATCAAGTTCAACCGGTGCGCCACTGAGGTCGCGCAGGATGATGCCGTTGCCGGCGGCCGATGGCTGGTAGACGCCGGCCGCCTTGAGCATCCGGTCCTTGTGCTCCAGTTCCTGCTGCAGGGCCTGCTTCTGCTCCTGAAGGCGCTGGAGCTGCTGGAAGGTGTCGTCGCAGTTGTTGGCGGTCATGGTCAGCAGCCCTCCTGTGCGGCTTTGGCGCGGATCTCGGCCATCTGTTGGTCGATGGCATCAATCTGCTGTTGCGTGCGGGTGATGTCAGCCTTGGTGGGTGGCGGGGCGTTGGAGGGGAAGTCATGCACATCGTCAAAGAGTTCTTGTCCATCTCTCCAGCTCAGCGGGGCCTCGGTATCCCTCAGCTCCGGGATCGGCCGCCCGTTCCATGTGTACTCCTGCCACTTGCGAACCTTGACATCACGAATCATCGCCTCCATGGTCTCGGGGTAGGCGGTCTGCCTTGAATGCCTGAGCTCAGGATGCGTGCCCGCTGCAGCGCCGCTTTCTATTTCCTTGAAGACGCTTGAGATCGATCGGAACCCTCGCCCTTGGAAGAAGTTGTATGACCTCTCCACGAAGTCATAGACTTTACTAAGAGCGCTACCGAGATCAGCAGCGAGCTTAACCACCCAGTCCGGTAGGTCTTGTTCGGTTTCACTGAGGTTTCTCCTGATGACTGTTTCAAGAACGTAGGACGTGGGGTTCTGCGGTTTTTTTATTGTGGCGACAATGTAATCGGCGGCGGCATCCGTCAGAAGCTCATCATACGCGACGTCGCCGCGGGCGGCGCCCCACTCGTCTTTGGCGAGATAAGCCTTGAACCGCGCAAACCTTGTGTTCAGGATGGCCATTTGCTCGTCCCCAAGCGAAAGGCGAACAATCCTGTGGACGCTCTCGTGCATTCCGGTTTGCAGAAGCGAGTCATAATCCCTCTGGCGAGGCCGCCCCATGCCAAGAATCCTGGCCTGTCTGTAGATGTGGGCGGTGTCTTTCCATGTTTCGTACATGCCAAGGACTTCGCTCATCGTGACGCCATCGCCTCCCCACGCGGCGCTGTCAATCATCACCTTATTTGTGTCAAGAATGCGATAGTGAATGTCGTCGCCTGCAACCTTGCGCCATGCCGCAAGCATTTCTGGTAGCCGCGCATCTACATCTGCTTGTGTCTTGAGATCAGCAGCTTTCTCTTTCGCCCTCGTGGCATCTTCATTCGCCTTGATTATGGCCGCGATCCGGTCAAACTCCTTGCGCACGGCTTCCCGGTCTTCTGGCGTCGCCGTACCGTCAGCCAGCTTGTCGCTGAGGCGCCTGAGCTCGTCAAGAGACAGGCCTTTTTGAGGCTTGGCCTTGCTGGTGCCTGGCTGGATTGATTGCGACGATCTTCCCCCGCGCCACGGCTGCGGCGGCAGCTGGATCTCGCCCTGGCTGCCGGCGCCAGCGGCCTTGAGTGCCGCCTTCACCCGCTTGCCGTGCGCCACCACCTCGGCGATGTCGAGGCCGGCTTCCTTGACCACCTGACGGAACTTGTCGGCCGCCTTGCTCGGCTTCACCGCATCGTTGGCGAGCACATAGGCGGCACGATCCAGATCGGACTGGAATGCGATCGTGCTGCGCCCGTAGCGGGGCGTTGATCTCTGCAGATCCTGCGGCAGCAGCAGTTCGGGCTGCGCTGCCGGCTGTACCACCCGCAACGGCCTTGGCATCACCGGCGCTGGCGCCAGGGTGGGCGCTGCGGCCTTTCTTCTGTCTGCCTCGGCAATCACACGATCCAGCAGTCGATCGAACTCGTCTCGTGTTGCCGCCACGACTCCTTGCCTGATTTTGAGTTGTTGCATGGCATCTAGGTATGGGTCGTCGACCCCGGCAAGCCGGGTTTCGCCCTGCCGGTACGCCTCCCACATCTGGCGGCGAGGCCCTTCAGTGATGCCCCGCGCAATGCCGCTCACCGCGGCGCCGGGGCCGCCCGCCAGGGTGGGCGCTGCGGCCTTGGGTGCCGGCTCGGGCATCCCGTAGAACTGCCGGTAGGCGGCGGCGACGGCCTCTGTGGTGGGAGTGCTCATGCCCATCCCCCGCTCGTTCCTGGCGGCATCAACGTTCAGGCCAGGGATGGCATCAGGGTCAAGGATTGCCCCCTTGGCTCGCACCAGGTCCAGCGCCTTCTCAATCGGCATCGCGTCCTTGCCTGGAACCTTTGTCCAGCTGGCAAGGGCATCAGCTGCTCCCCTGATGCGACCCTCGCTGGTCCTGGCTGTGATCTTGCGGCCGGCGGCGGCGGGGATCTCGATGGGTGGCGTTGCTGCCGGAGCTTCGGGCAGGGCTTGCCTGCCGGCGGGGCTGGCCGGTCCCCCGCCGCCCCCGCCGGCCATCTCGTCAGCGACCCGTCTCATGTCGCCCAGAAGTCCGCCGATCTCTCGGAACATGCGGGCATCGGATTCGGCCAGCGCCCGCAGGCTTTCACCAAGCGCGTCGGCTATTGGCGTCCGGCTCTCGCCCGGCATCCCACCCGGCGGCAGCACCTCGGGGGTGATGGCTTCATCCAGCGCTGCCGTCATCCCCAGCTCTTTCTTCTCCTCGAAGGTGAGCAGCTCGTAGTCCATGGCGTCCTTGGCCGCCTTCTCCTGCATCTCCGCCATGGCGGCATCCATGCGGGCGTGTTCCACTGCCAGGCGGGCCTCGTCGGCCATCGCCTGCGCCGTCTTGCTGCCGGGTGTGACGGGGGCATTCAGGTCCAGTTCATCCAGCCGCACCTGCGGCGGATCCGGCAGCTTGGGGATCGGTGCATTCGGCGGACGCACCTCGCCGCCGGCAATCGCCTCGTTCAGCAGCTGCGCTTCAGCGGCGAGGCGTTGCTCATCGGTGAGCTCGATCGGTTGGGGCGCTGCGGGTTCAGCGGCCGGGCCAGGCTCCTGCCGGCCGCCAGCGGCAAACATGTCCTCCTGAACCACGTCGACGGCTGGCGCCGCCTCCTTGCCCATCGCCTCCTGGATGGCAGCGGCCAGGCGGTTCTTGATGCCCTGGGCCACCTGCCCTGGGGTTTCGCCGGCCAGGATCCGCTCAACGCCTTCCTTCAGCAGATCGTTGACGGGGCCGGTCACGTACTTGGTGTCCTTGAAGATCACCTGTGCGCGGGCAGCGCCATCGCCGATTTCCCCTGCGGCTTGAGCGTCAAGGGTGCCAACGGTGTTCAGCGCATCGGCGTTCTTCCTGGCGCCGCGAAACAACCGCTTTTCCTTGCCGAGCAAGGTGTCAACCTCTGACGCGAGACGCTGCATCGCCAGCATTCGCTCGTCAAAGGTCGCATCCCAGTCCTCAAATGGAAGCCGGCCCTGCTCCTGGCTTGCCTTCGCCGCGTCGGTGTTCCGCTGCGCCTTGGCCCAGTCGATCATTTCGACCAACTCGGCGGCGGACGTCTTCGGATCCTTGGTGAGATGGATGTGGGCGCTGCGCATGATCTCGGGGCTGGCGCCTGATTCCCCGATCAGCCGATACATCGGGCGCAGCGCCTCCGGGGCATTGACCGCGCCCTGGAACACGTCCTCAGGCAGCCGGCTCAAGGCGATGCCGTCACGCCAGAACCCGCTGGCCTGGGGCTTGCCAAGTTTCTTCAGATCGGCAGTCGTGGTGATGCCCATCTCACGCGCCACCTTGGCGGCATCGAACACCGTGCCCTTGCCATCGCTGACGTTGGCGACGGCACCTTGCAGCCTGGCCTCAGCCGCCGTGGGTGCATCCAGGAACTCCACCCGCATTGATGGAATGCCCATCCGGTTGGCGGCAGCCAGGCGGTTGTGGCCGTTGACGACATAGACCTTGCCCGGCTCGCCGATCTCGCCGTTCACATCGCGCCAGACCTGGATGATGCCCTCAGCCTTTGGATCCCAACGCTCCAGGCCCTCCAGTGAGTTGCCGAGCTGTTCGCCGGCCTCGTTGACGCCGCCCTTGTACTGGAACACCTGGGGCGCTGGCGTGATGTCGCCGGTTGGCATCATCTGGGCGCCCATCAGTCGATTGGTGATCGGCACCTGGCCCTCGGCCGCCATCGCCTTGATGGTGTCGAGCATGTCCGCCTTGCTCAGCTGCGTGATGTCCTCCGCGCCGGTGAGCGCCTGGGCGCGGCGCCACAGACCGGCATTGGCCGGGGAGTCGAACAGCTGGCGCAGTTGGCGCGGCTCCATGCGGCCAAGCGTCCGCATCAGTCCCGCGATGTAGTCCTCCGCCAGGCGGCCGGCGGGGGCCATCACCATCTGGGAATCAATCGCCGGGCCCGGATCAACGGCGCCGCGTGCCTCGATCGTCTGGTTGACGCGATCGACAACCGGGATGCCTGGATTGCTGATGACGGCCTGCAGCTCGGCGTCGCTGAGTTCGCCGACGGCCTTGCCCAGCGCCGTGCTCTCGGGCAGGGAGGGGTCGTAGTCCCAGGGGCGATCCTGCCCCGCTTCGTAGACGGCGCCCATGTCGGCGCCTGGCTGGGTCGGATCCTGGAACTCAGTGGTTGGCGCGGGGCGTGCCGGGGCTGGCTCGGGCGTTGGCGCGGTATCGGGTGTCGCCGGTGCTGCGTCAGCGGCCGGCCCGCCCCCCAGTCGCTCCTCCATGGCGCGGACGGCATCAAGCCCTTCCTCCGCCGGTGTGCGGGGCGGGGCGGGTGGAGCAACAGGCGCCGGCGGTTCTGGGGGCTGTCGTGCCTGATCGGTGAAGCCCAGGCCGCCGTCTTCATCCTTCTGCAGCAGGCCCATTGCCTCCTGCTTGGCGCGTTCGGCCTGCTCGGCGGCGACGCCGCGCTGCGCCCTGGTGTTGCGGAGGATGTTCTGGAAGTTGCGGTAGCCCGCGCCGATCACCGGCACTGCCACGCCCAGCGCGGCACCAAATGCGGCCGATGCGGCGGCGTCCGGGCCAAACGACTTCAGCGCCGCGTCCGGGATGTCGTCAACGCCAACCTGAACTGCGCCGGGCAGCTTCAGCTTGAAGGTGTCGTTGATCGTGTTGACGATGTTGCCGCTGGTCTTGTTGTCGAGGAAGTTGCTGGCCGCCTCGTTCAGCGCAAAGGACGTGCCGGCTCGCACCACGCCGCCCAGAGCTGTTTTCGCCGTCAGAGCGCCAAGGCCGCCCATGCCGGGGACGGCCATCAGCGCGGCGTTCAGAACGCCGGAGCGAAGGTTCTGGTCGCCCTGGATTTCGGCCTGCGTCATCCGCGACGGCGGGGTGGCGCCAAGGGCCTGATAGGCGAAGTTGACGTACCCATCAAGGGCCGATCCAAGCCATCCAGAGGATGGATCCGCGCTGGGCTTCCCTTGTGCCCTCTGGAGCCAGGAATAGCCAGCCTTGAGGACGTTATCGGCAGCGCCAACGGCACCGATCGCAAGCTGTCGCTGGGGCCCATACAGCACTGGAGCCATGAGGGTTTGCGCTGCCGCCACAGGCAGGTTCACGCGCACCTGGGGGCGGGCACCTGGCCTGGCTGGCGGCGTGACAGTCACGGGTGGCTGCGGGAATGGCGCAGTGGCGGGACGCCCGCGCAGTTCGTACATCACATGGTTGGCAAGCTGCGCCCACCACGGCTTCGGCTGCGGCTTCGGCTGCGGCGGACGAGCGGGGCGTTGCGCTGGCGGTTGCGCACGCGGCACCAGATCACTGCTGCGCTGGGCGCCGACCAGCACCAGCTTGCCGTTCACGATCTTGTGGGTTTGTGGCACTGGGTCAGCCTCCTCGCTTGTAGCTGTTGAGAATGTCGAGCGTGTATTCGCGGATCGACGGGTATCGTCGACCCTTGTAATACTGCGGGCTGTTATCGTCGAATAGATTGCCATTGCCGCTATACCAGATGGCGGCGGCGCGGCGGATTGCAATGTCGCCGCTATAGCCGGCGGCCTGTTGCTGGCGCACGATCTTGGCCAGCTGACCATTCACAACTGCCAGCTGCGCCTCTCGGCTGGCCAGGAACTGCTCAGGCGTCAGACGGCGTCCGTAGTGCTCCTGGGTCCAGGGGCCAACGTTGCTTGGCATCACCTGGCCATAGCCAAGTGCGCCGGAATCGGGATTGACGGCGGAGAAGCTGCCACCGCTTTCCTTGCCAACAATCGCAGTGCGCAATCTCGTCATGTTGACGTTGCCGATGCTTGCCACCGGGCTATCCGTAAAAGGGCCTGCGCCATTCCGGCCGCCTCCTCGCATGGACGAAAGAGTGCCGGCGTAAGAGGGGCTCGCGCCGGTCAAGACGTTCAGCCACCAGCTGCCAAACTGCTGAACCGCAGAGGGGGGCGCAGCGGCTACCTGAGTGGCGCCAGCAACTCCAGCGGCATCGTTGCTGCTGCGCAGCAGCTTTTGCCTCACCCGTGGATCCAGGTCGTAGGCCTCATAGTTGCCGGCCTCGCGCAGCAACCACTGGCCCACATTGCTGCCGTACCCCGCATCACGCGCTGCACGGATCACCGCTGGGCTGGGGGCCTGGCCGTTGTAGACCCTGGCGATCTCCTCCTGCAGGCTGGGCAGCGCCAGCACCGGCTCGCCGCTCTGTAGGCGCTGGCTGCGATTGGGGATGTTGTCGAGCTGACCGGACGGGAACACCATCGGCAGGGGGCGGGCGCCGCCTGGAGGTGCGCTGCCCCCGTTACCCCCGCTGCCACCGCCTGTCGGCCGCGTGCCGCCAGCAGGGCGGGCGGTGGCCGGTGGCCTCGCCCGGCCGCCAACGGATGGCGTGTCGGTCTGGGCGGAACCGGGAAACAGATCATTGAACATCTCTTTGTTCTTGGTGCCGTATTCCGCCAGGGCGTCAGTTGTGATCCTGAGGATTTCGTCGGTGTTGAGTTTTTCGCCCTTGCGCGATTCCGCCTCCCGCAACCTGGCGACAACATGCCGCGTGTAGGCGCTGAGCTGCAGCTGCGCGGATTTGGCAACGTCGGCATCGCCCCACGCCATCATTGCGCTGATGTCAGCCCCGCGAAGCGAGGCCTCGGTCACGTTGTCGGGATAGGCCCAGCGCAGGCCGCTCTTGATCTTGGCGCTGATCAGCGGGTTGATCAGATTGCTCGGGATGTCGTTCTTCTCGTTCTCTTTGGTGCGGCGGATGGCGGCATAGCGCTCGCTGAATGCCCCGCGCTCCTGCGGCGCCACCGTTGTGAGCAATCGATTGAACTCTTGATCAGCTACCGTCGCGTCCCATTCCGCGCTGACGCGGGCCTGGAAGCTGCGCAGCAGACTGTCCATCTGCGACGGGTCAAAGCTGCGCCCCGCCACGCTGTCGAGCGTGGTGCTCATACTTCCGGCGGCCTCAACCAGTTCCGATCGCGGAATCTTGAGGCCCACATACTTCTCGATCAACCGCGCAATCGCAGCGCCGCGATCAGGGCCATCGGGCAGTCCTTGAGTTTCGACCGCAAGCTCCGACTTGAAATCCTCAACGCCGCGCTCAATAGAGCGTTGACGGTCCTGCCACCTCTTTTGCTCGATCTCGTAAGCGCCTTCATACATTTCAATCCCAAAGTATTCGCCAGCTGCCGGCCTTCTGCCGTTCTTGTCGGCCAGTCCCACTGGCGTGTAATACAGGATCCTTGCAAGCTCGGTATTGCCAGCGTGACCCGCCATTTCCGCAAGCCTCGTGAACATCCTGGCCTGCAGCTCTGTTGTTTCACCTGTGATACCAGTTGCGTCCGCAAGACGCTTCGCAACTTGACCAGCGAGAATCTGGATCCCGCGCTCCCACTCGGCACGGTTTTCGCCCAGCTTCGCCGTCTTTCTGATTTCCTGCCCGGTCACAGGATCAAACTCAGTCCATTCGACTACACCAGTGCCTCTCGCTTTTGCATAAATACTGCTCACCTCCAGCGCTGCATCGCGCCAGGCGGTGTCCTTGAGAAGGCCGACGTGATCCTGTTCATGCCGCTCGTAGACCCTTGATTCCGCTTGGCTGATCTGCGGCAGAACGTTCTCGATGAAGCCAGGCGATCCGGCATCAATCCCGTAGCTCTGCATCACCCCCTGGATGGCCTGGGCGACGGCCTGTTTCAGCACGGGATGCCCCAGCTCAAGCTGAGCCACGCCTGGAATCGAGCCATAGGCCTTCATCACGGCCGGCAGGATCTCGTTCCCAGCTACGCGGGTGAGCGCGTTCTGGCGCCCCCCTTGGCGGAACGGGTTGACCCGATCCATCATCAGGGCCGCCACCGGGTCAACCTTGTCGAGACGGCGGTTTTCGGCGGCGTATTCGCTGGCGGTGGCCAGCATCTGCTGGTTGGCGAGCACGGTTGCTCGCATGGCTTCGTTCTGGCCCTTCTCGTATTCGGAGCTGGCGTAGAGCTTCACTCCGCCGCCGGCAAGCTCCATCAGCTGCCTGCTGAATGGCGCCAGGGCCCCGGCCAGTTCCGCCAGTTGGTTGACGCCCTCAACGCTGCCGCCAGACGATTGGCCGATCAGCTGGATGCCGCTGGGGTTCGGCATCAGCTTCAGCTCTGCCGGCGCCGCCGGGCGCTGCACCGCCGGCTGCACAAAGGCATCAACAGGCCTGGCCGCCGGGGTGATCTGGTTGAGCGGGAGGTCTTCTCGCGCCATGGTCAGTTACTTGTCGGGGCCGGGGCCGGCTTCGGATAGGTGCCCGCCAGGGGCTTCAGGGTCGAGTAGGCCTGGATGCCGGCGCTGACGCCGCCCATCAGCGCCGAACCAATCCGTAGGGCCGCGGCGCCGCCGCTCGGGCCGGAACCCGTCATGGTTGGCTCGGGCGCCTGCAGCAGGGCCGGGAGGGGCGCGAATGGCGCGATCGGCTCCATGTAGGGGCGCTCCTGATAGAACTGCTGGGAGTTGTATCGACTCAGATAGTTCGCCACCTGGGCCGCCTGTTCGCGGCTGTACTGCCGGGTGCGGAATCCTTCGTTGATCGCCTGAATCGCCTGGTAGTCGCCCACCTGGCGCACATAGTCGTTGATCAGTCGATCAACCGATGCGCCTTCCTGCCCTGCGGCCGTGACCCGACTGCGGGCCTTGAGCGCTGCCACCTGGTACTGCTGCAGTGCCACTGCTTCGCGCATTGACGCTTCGGCGGCCTGCTGGCTGATCGCCTGGCTATCGCCCATGAAGGCGGCGCCGGCCGCCGCACGGGTCTGACCGACAACATCCGCCTGGGCAATCGCCTGCAGTGTTTCGTAGTTGCGCAGGCTGCGGGCGTAGGCCAGGTTCTGGTTGTAGTTGACCGTCTCCTGCCAGTAGTTGTACTGGGCGTTGGCATCGGCCACTCGTGCGTTGAAGCTCGCCTGCCACCGCGCAAACTGCGTGTTCGCGTTCTGGAATGCGGTCCGGTTGGCGTAGTCCTGCTTGGCGGCGGCGTTCTCCGCGCCGGCGCCGAGAAGCCCCAGCGCACCTTGCGCGGCGCCCAGCGCGATTGAGGCAGTCAACGGATCCATCAGGCTGCCCTCCAGAAATGCGCGAACAGCTGGGCGCTGCGGCCCATCGGCTGGGGGGTGTCGATCGTGAAGCCGAGCCACTCCAGCCAGCGCAGCGTGTCCCGGTTGCTCCAGAGCGCCCAGTTCTCCAGCAGCGGGTGATCAGCCATCAGGCCATCCACCCAGCGGCGGGCGCCGCGCAGGAACTGGCGGCGGTGGCTGGCGGTGGCCAGCAGCTCATCGGTGCCGAGCAGCCAGATCGTTCGCCCTCTTGTGACTCCACAGATCCCCACGGCTGCGCCGTCATCTCCATCTATGCAACGACAGATTTCAGCGTTGCGCCAGCTGGAGAGCACTGCATCCTCCCCCGTGATCCCGTGGCTGTAGAGCACTTCCAGACGGTCCTGGTATCGCAGCATTCTCGCAATGTGCTGCACCCGTGCAGTTGTTGGATCAGCCCAGTCCATCAGAGGCTCCTGGCCTGGCCGGTCAGCAGGCCCACCCAGTCGCAGCTGGAGAACTGGCAGGGTGCCGCCGTGTTGTTGCGCAGCTCGACGATCGCGTTCTCGCCCCGGCTCATGATCGGGATCTGGAACACGCCTTCCATGTAGCGAGGCGTCGCCACATCGATGTCGTTGCTGATGTTGCTGCCGAGCTGCGACAGGCGCGAGCCGAGCACGATGCCGCCGAAGCCGTACATGGCTGGCTCGCGCCGCTCGGCCGTCACCCAGGCCTCGAAGTAGCGGGTGCTGTGATAGCGGAGCTTGGCGTGACGCACCTGCGTCCGCATCGTGTTGTTGGCCGTGCGGCCGCCATTGGCCTCCTGGTAGAGCTTGAACCGGGTGAACCGGTATCGGAACAGGTAGAGCTCCCCGAAGACCACCGGCGCCGCAGACCAGTTGCCCCGGGCGGTGAGTGTGGTGCCGCTGCTTGCCTCCGCCAGCAGCACGCCGCCATCAACGCCGGCCGCGAACTGGCTCCAGGCCTGCGTCGGCGCCGCGATTGTGTAGGGCAGCGTCCAGGTGGTGGTGTTGGTCGTGGCGTTGTAGGTGCCGGCGGCGACGCGGATGGCGGTCGGGGTGTCGGTGGTGGTGCTGACCCGCCGATCGAGCAGTGGCTGATAGGGGGCGGGCGCCTGGCCGCCAGCGCGGTCCGCCGCTGACACCGCCTCCAGCCAGACCTCGCTGCCGTACTGCGTCAGCAGGTAAAGCGTCTCGCGGACGCACAGGATCGAGAGGATGCTGGCGGCACCACTGAGCTGCCAATAGCTCCAGCTGTTCTGGATTCGCTCGGGGCCGCTACCGCTGTTGCGGTAGAAGTATTTGTAGACGTAGATGCGATTCTGATAGCCAGTCTTGCCGGATAGAGCGAACCACACATTGCCGGTGTCGTTGGCAACAATGCGGAAGACTTCGGAAGGAACGTAGCTGCTGACGTAGACCGTCAGATCACTGGCATCAGCCGTGAGAGCGGTGCCAACGCCGCGCACGCTGAACTCGCGGAACTGACTCCATTGGCCATTGGCCTGGCAGAAGATGATGGTGCCCTGGACGGGGACAGGCCGGCAGTCGGGATCGATCTCGTACTGCGTGAGCACCGTGATCTGCGCAGTCGCTGGCGTCAGTACCGTCTCGGCGGCGTTGAAGCGGAACTGAATCTGATCCGAGAAGACGATCAGCTCGTCCTGGTACGGCACCGCGTAGCGCAGCACGGCCACCCGGTTGTTGCTGGCGGTGATGTCGATTGGATCGGTGTCGAGCACCGCCGTGACGGTTTCAGGGAAGAACTCAAAAAAGTCGCGGGTGCGGCTCAGGATCACGTTCTCATCCGCCAGGAAGCCCAGGCGGTTCTTGTAGATGAAAACGTCCTGGATCGGATAGCCAATAAAGCTGGGATCCGGCGCAGTTTCATAATCGCCGGTTGTACGATTTCCCCACGCTGGAATCACGGTGCCGCCCTGGACGGTGAGGTTGGCCGGGCCGAAATAGAAGGTGCCGTTGGCCAGCCGGATCAACAGGTGCGGCATCGTGGTTTCGTCGATCATGTACTCGACGCCGGGGCTCACCGTCTCCTGCCAGCTGCCCTCTCCAAACGTGCCGCTGCGGGGCACGAACTGGACGTAATAGCCATCGAACTTGTTGCCCGGGTCGCCGATGATCTCCACCTGGTAGCCCTGCGGCGCGATCGTTGGCAGCTCGGTGAACGCCTGCACGCTGGTCAGGATCGCCGTGATGTCCGCATTGGCCCGGGCATCGGTGGCGCTGATCGTGATCGCGTTGCTACTGGTGAGGTGCAGCACCGATCCGCTGCGGGCGATCGAGACCCCCGTGAGGGGCCCGGCCGCCGCCGTGTTGATCGTGGCCACCTGCACCGGCGTGGCATCAGTGCCGCCCTGCAGCAGGCTGCGGGCGACGTACACCTTGTCCCCGGATCGGTAGGCCGTGCCGGCGGCGTTGCCGATCGCCACGGCAGTGATCACGGTGCCGTTGCCGGTTACGTTCACCGTCAGCCCGCTGCCGCCCTCATCGGTGCTGGTGGCCACGTTGTTGACCGTGCCGTTCAGGGTGGTGGCGGAGCCCACCAGCGTCAGCGCCGTGGCCGCCCCGCCCAGCAGGGCGCCGCGGATCTGGCTGGCGATCTCGGCGGCAGAGATCCGGTTCTCGGTGGTCGTGGTGCCGCTCACCACCACCGGCGCCACTGCCGTGGTCACCGTGACCTGCTGGCCGTTGACGTTGACCGTGTAGCGCTGGCCGTAGTTGGCCGCCTTCACCCACACCAGCGCCTCATGGGCGGCCGGCCGCGCCACCGCCGGGGCCAGGGCGGCCTTCATCGCCGGCACCCGCTTGGTGTTGCTGATGAAGGTGTAATCCGCGATCGAGGCGGCGCGGATGTCAGAGCGGGCGCTCACCACCGTGGAGAGGTAGCCGTAGCCGTAGGGCGCCGTGACGGTGCGCTCAGTGCCATCCAGCTCAAACACCCGGATCGCCGTCTTGGCGATCGCCACCAGGTACTGCTCGTCGGCGTCGCGCAGGATCTGGTGGAACAGCACATCGCCCAGGGAGCTGGTGGAGAGCCGGGCGATGGCGCGGGACCCGTCCCGCTTGCGCAGGCCGTCGGTCAGCGACGAGACCGCGTTGATCTGGATTTCGCCCTGGGATGGATCCCGTTGCGCATCAGGCTGCTGGCTGACCCCCTGGATCAGGTTGGGGATGGTCGAGCTGACGAGATCAGCCACGCAGCAGTCCTCCCCGGCGGCCGAGCAGGCCGAGCGCTGGCGAGTAGGTAGGGAAGGGGGCGATGCCAGGGCCGCCGGTGATGCTGTTGGGCGCGGCCTGCTCCATCTCCACCCGCTGCAGCTCGATCAGCGCCTGCTGCTCATCCACCGCCGTGAACCGGAACACGGAATCGGAGCCGAGCACCCGATCGGAAAACACCCGGGCGGCGCGGATCGTGGTCCAGCGGTTGTAGGCCTCGGGGCTGTCGTCCCAGGGCAGCAGCCACACCACATCGGCGGTGAGGCTGTTGATGCCGGACAGCTGATAGCTGTGCTTCTCCAGGTCGTAGACGCGCTGACCACGGAGCTGGAACCGCCCGGCCCACTGGTAGGGATCCGGCGACCAGCTGACCAGATTGGTCGGCACCAGCATCTGACCGCTGGCCTGATCGGTGAAGAACTCGTAGCCGCTTTCGCTGTTCCAGCTCCAGCCGCGGGTCTGCCCCTCCTTGTGGAACTCCAGCAGGGTGCGTTCAGCCAGGGCCGCCTCGGCCACCTGCTGCGTCTCCAGGCTGTTGACCGGTTGCTCGCCGATGTTCTGCAGGCAGACGTTCACCGCATCAAGCAGCGTGGTGCGCCCTGGGGTGACGGCCTGATTGGCGATGCCCATCAGCTCTCTGCATGGGTGCTGAGCTCATGCTATCGGTGGGCACAAAAAAGCCCCGTCTGCACCCGGGGCCTGGATCTGTAATGGAGAATCCGGCGCCAGCTTACTGCATGAAAAAGCCCCGGTCTCCCGGGGCCCCTCGTCCCACATGCCGGCCCTCTCCAAGGGGCCGGCCTCAACTTACGGCAGTTCGATCACGCCGGCACATTCGGGCCGGAGCTTCGCCATGCCGATCGCCATGCGAGCGACAAACAGGTGGGCCTGGTACATGATGTTGAAGTCGCCCCCGGTGGGCGTGATCTGCAGGCCGATGTTGCGAAGGGTGAGAACACCGATCGCATCACGGTGGAACACGATGCCACGACACTTCGACAGATCCTGCTGGTAGTCAGTGTTCTTGTCGTAGGTCGTGTTGGTGTAAGCAGCCTGGGTGACGTGATTGCTCGCGTACACCGGGATGCCTTTGACCCGCAGGATGCGGCCATCGGCAAAGGTGCCGTTGCGACCGCCGTTGCTGGCGCCGCCGTTGTAATCGGCGTTGATCGCACGGGTGCTGTCCAGCAGCGAGTCGTACTCGGCCGGAGGAACCACTGCGATCAGGTCGTCGGTTGGCACGTCCTTGGTCTGCATGGACACCTTCAGGCCCGAGATTGCAGCGATCAGCTCGTCGCCTCGGGCGTTGTTGGTGCCGCTCAGATAGGTGCCGCTCAGGGTGCGCGACTGGCCGGTGCGGCCGGCGCTGGGGCCGCCCACCGCCGTGATCGTGGTTGAAGCCGCGGTCTGCGATGCCGACACCTGATAGGTGCCGCGCAGGCCGGCCGCATCACCACTGGTCTGGGTGAGCTGGGCAACGATCGTGGTGCCGGCGGTGACGCCAGTGCCGCTGATCGTCTGCCCCACCACCAGGCGACCGCTGGTGACAGCCGTGACCGTGAGGGTGGTGGTGGCAATGCTGCCGGTGACAACCGCGCCGGCCGAGTTCAGCGGCTCGGTGGTCGTCTTGGCGGCCCCGTAAATCACGCGGGCGGCGCGGGCATCCCACTCACGGGCCAGGGCTTGCCCCAGCTGATGCGTGGTGTCCTGCCGCACATCGACGTAGTTCTTCAGCTCGTCGAGTTCGTAGATCACATCGCTGGCGACCAGCAGGCCGTCCAGGTTGATGATGTACTCGTTGCGGTCGCTGGAGCTCACCGGGCTGGTGTCACCCAGGATGGGCTGGCCAGGAACGTGGTACGCGGCCTGGTTGCGACCGGACACCTGGAACGCCGCAGACTTGCCGCCGCGGATGTTCCGTTCCTTGACCTTGCCCTTGAACACGCAGGTGCGATCGAAGGCGTCAAGCACCTCCGTCATCCCGAGCTTGAGGAACAGCGCATCAACGTCGCCGTTCTGCTTGATTTGACCGAGACGGTCGAGGTTCGTGAGAGTGGCCATTGGCCGAAGGGATTGCGAGCCTCTGTCCGTTGCTTCACCGCAGCGGGGTATCTCCCGCAGGAGGCCCGTTTAGCTCCACCCGTGCAGATCAACTCATGCGCTCATTATGCGCTGAATGTCGATCGCGCCAGCGTCTTCTCGTACCAGGCCCGGTATTTCGGATCGACGTTGTAGAGGCGTTTGCCGTTTTCGTTGGTCTTGCGCATTGCCTCCAGCGCCTGCTCCTGGGTCTCGAACCGTGCGGCCTGGGGCGGCCGACCGCCGCCGATCAGCTCGGGCTCGCGGGTGGTGGCGCTGCCATTGGCGCGGGCCTGCATTCCCCACAGGAAGGCCTGCACCGCCTGGCGGTTGCCTGCATCCACGGCCTGGTTGTAGGCGCTGAGCTCGGCCGGCTGCAGGTTGGTCGCCGCCCATTGCGACAGGCGAGCGAACTCCTCCTCGCCGCCGACCGTCGCCTTGATCTCCACCACATCGGCATCGGTGAGGCCCTGGGTGCCGCCATCGGCTGTCTTCTGCTGCGGGCGATAGGCCGCCTCGTACTGCTCGATCAGCTGGGTGGGGATGCCGGTCTGCTGGCTCAGCTTCTGGCGCAGCTCTGCCGTGTCGTCGCCGCGGCGCACGGCCTGATCCCAGGCGCCGAGATCAATGCCGGCCTCCTCTGCGGCGGTCACGATCGAATCGCCGTAGTGCTCGATCGCCTGCTCGCGGCTGAGCGGCGCCGGTTCCGCCGGGGCCTTCTCCTCGCTGCGCTGCTGGCCGCGCTGGCCGATCAGCTTCTGCGCTTCGAGGTAGGCCTTCTCCAGCTCCTCGGCTGATCGGAACTTGCCGGCCAGCAGCTTCGGCTGATCGTCGTCGTCTGTGGCGTCGTCGTCGATCGCCGTTCGCTCGGCCGCATCGATCTGCTGGCCCTGTTCCGCGATCTCAGCCAGGAACTCATCAAACACGTCCTGCTGGCCGGGGCCAACCATGGCCTGCAGCGCTTCGGTGGTGGTGCTCATGCGGGTGGCTGTTCAGTGGGTTGGGCGTCAGCTGGCGGGGGCGCCGCCATCTGCTGGGTGACGGCCGCGGCATTGGCCAGCTTCTGCGGGTCGGCCATGCCGGCCGCCATTGCCTGCTGCGCCATCGCCATCTGCTGCTGTTGCTGCTGCTCGGCCGCCAGCTGTTCGTCGCGCTTGACCAGGCCCATGGTGTCCATGCCCATCGACGCGGCCAGGCGCCGGATCAGCTCGGACGGCTGCACATAGGTGGCGATCCCCTGCGGCCCCAGCGTCTGCTGCAGCAGCGTCATGAACCTGGCCGTCTTTTCGAGGTCGTTGCCGCGGCCCACGGCTGCCAGGCCCACGCTCACCACCGGCTTGACCAGATTGTTCGGCAGCTTCGGCAGCTTGCTGTCGCGCCAGAGCAGGGCCAGCTTGCGGCTGATGTAGGGCTGCTGGAACTCCACCGTGAGGATGGAATAGATCGCGCCGAGCGACTGCTCGATCTGCAGCGATTGCAGCCGCACTTCCTCGGCGGTGGTGCGCTCGCTGTCGCGCACGTCCATCAGCATGAAAGCCTGGGAGAGGCGTGCCTCCACCCGGGCCAGGCCCTCCATGGCAACCCGCAGATCGCCGCCCTTGTTCACCTGGATGGTGGTCACATCGTCCGGGTTGCCCGGCACGAACGCACCATTGGCAGCCTTAGCCAGCTGCTTGGCATTGGTGACGCCCGCCGGCTTGACCAAATGCTTCACCTGTGCGCTCACCAGCGAGCCCTCGGCGATTGCCTGGCTCAGGGCCTCAGCGGTCTGCAGATCGGCCTGGCAGGCGGCTTCGATGTAGCCGGGCGAGTAGTCGCTGCCATCGATCCGGTACATCCGCAGCGGCAGCCACGGTGATTCCGCGAGCTTGGCGGTGCCACGGCTGCCAGGGATCTCCACGCCCTTGATCTCCTGATACCAGGAAACCTGTTCGTCCTCCCATTCGATGTTGGTGTAGAGCCGCACCACCCGGTCGTATTCGCTGGTGTCTTCCTCCTCCTCGTGCTGCATCGTTTCCTTCTCCTCGCCTCGCTCTCGCGGCTCCCCATCCGCCATGGCCAGGGCCAGGGCGTCCTCCACCTTCTGCGGCAGGCTGTCGGCGCTGAGCTCCTCGCAGACGATCGCCTCCAGGGGGCTGCCCATCGGATCGCGTCGCAGCACATAGCGGTTGAGGTGGAACGCCCGCAATCCCTTGCTGCCCACGTAGCCGAGCACATTGCCGCCCACGATCAGGTGCTGCAGCATTTCAAGCACGGCCACGCGGTCGTTGCTGGTTTCGATGCTGCGCAACACCGCCCGCTCCATCAGCGACAGCGTGGCCTCAAACTCTGATTTGGCCTTGGCGATTTCGTTTGGATCGGCGCCACCGCGAATCAGGTCCTGCTCATCGGCGGCCTGCTTCAGCTCGTCGAAGGTGAAGCGGAAGAACGTCTCTGTTGGTGGCAGCAGGGCCAGCACCAGGCGGCTGGCGATGTTGTGAACGCCGCGGGCGCCGATGCCATTCCACGGCAGCGGATAGGTCTCGGCCTGGTTGCGAACGTAGCTGTCGTTCTGCGGGATCAGATAGGGCAGGGTCAGCCGTGCTGCGCTACGCGCACGCTGCAGGTAGATGTTCCGATCGCTCTCCAGCTGGGCGTAGCGCTTCTCGCAACTCATGGGTTCAGCCTCCGATGTTCAGGCCAGCGCCTGCGGCCTGGCTGGTGCCGCCGATCCGCAGCGGTGATGTTGTGGTGCGGGCGCCACGGCGCACCGGTGCGGGCCGGGTGACGGCAGCGGCGGGGGCGCTGGTGGCAGGGCCTGCGGCCAGCACCTTCATCGAGCTGGCGACGGCCTGGGTGGCCAGGCGCGACTGGGCGATCTGTTGCTGCTGCTGTTCGCTCTGCAGCTGCAGCTGGGCCACGGTGGCCTGCTGATCAATCGCCGCCTGCTCTGTTGCGCTCTGGAGGCGCTGCATTTCCTCTGCCTGCCGCGCTGCCTCCGCCGTGCGTTGCGCAGCCAGGCTCTCAAGCTGCGATCGGATGGCCGCACGCTCATCCCTGACGCGCCTGGCCTCGGCGATCCGCCCATCTGCGGCCTGGGCGACAAACCAGCTCACCCCTGGCTGCGGGGCGACGCTGGGGCTGTCTGCAATCGCATTCAGCTGGTCATCCGGCAGGCTCCTTACGGGCGCACCAACGCACATGGCTCACACTCCGATGTTGAGGCCGGCCCCGGCGGATGCCGCCGTGGCGCCGGGCGCGATCTTCAAGCCGCTCTTGCGCTTCTCCTTGGGTTTGGCAGCGGTGGTGGTTGCGGCCTCCACCGGTTGGGACTGGGTGACGGCAGCGGCGTAGGCGCCCTGCTGTTGGGCCGCCAGCTCGCTCGCTGCCATCTGCTGCTCCTGCGCCAGACGGGTGCGCTGGTCATTGGCCTGGGCGTTGGCCTGATCGATCTGCATCTGCAGCTGCTGCGCAAACTGCTGCTGCTGCTGCGCCGATTGCGCCCGATAGGTCTCCAGGGCTGCAGCGTTCCGGTTGATGTCGTCCTGGCTGGGGCCCTGATAGACGATCTGCGGTGCCTGGGGCTGGCTGCCGAAGCACATGGTCAACCTCCTCCTGTGGTGATGTTCAGGCCGGTGCCGGCGGCCTGGGTGGCGGCGACGGCGCGATCAATGCGCAGGCCGCGCTTGCCGGTGGGACGGCTGGCGGTGGCGCGATCGGAACCGACCACCGGCGCCTGCGCCGTCTTCTCCGGCGGGGGCGTGCCGATCAGCGCGGCGATGCGCTGGGCATTGGCGGCGGTCTCGTTGGCGCGGCGGGTCTGCAGGTCGCGCAGATCGGTCAACACCTGCTGCTGACTGGTCAGCGCCTGGTTGAGCTCAGCCTGTTTGAGCTGCGCGGCGCCGTTCTGGGTGGCCCGCATGGCATCAAGCTGCATCTGCAGCTGACGGTCATACGCGCCGGTGTCCGGCATCGTGATCACCGCAGGGCTGCCGCCGCCGGAACACATCGCTCAGTCCTCCTCAAAGCCAACGATCGATTGCTCTCGGTGCAACTGCGCGATGTAGCGCACCACTTCCTGCTGACCAATGAAGTGATCGAGCTCCCGATGTGTCATCGAGCGGGATGGTTCTGCGGGAAAGAAATCCCGCAGCTTGTCCAGCAACACATCGGAAACAACCGGCTGTAGCACTGCACAAGTGCAGACGTTCAGGCTCAGGCTACCGGAGGCTGCCACAGCCGAGGAGTGCCGGCCGCTAGGTCGTATTCACCGGCCCGCAGGATGCGAGCGCAGCGGGCCTGGGCGATGGCATCAGAGAGGGACACGCCCTTCTTCTGGAAGGCCGCCGCCGTTGCGGCCCACATCTCGATCTCCGTGCGGCATGGGTCGAGCAGCTTGGCGGCATTGACGGCGCCGATGCCCGGGCAGCCGGGGTAGTTGTCTGAGCTGTCGCCGGTGAGCACCTGGCCGTAGAAGGCGCGATCGGCCTGGGCGGTGGATTGCTCGATGAACTCGGCGCCGCGCAGGTGCAGGCCGGGAACGGACAGCAGATCCTTGTCCTCGGAGACGATCACATCACCGGGTTCGCAGAGGATGCCGAGCACGTCGTCGGCCTCCACATCAGGCAGGCCACGGATGATCCAGCCACGGGTGTCAGCCGCCTGCTTCACCCAGTCGATCAGCTTGCGATAGCCGGCGGGTGGACGCCGGCCACGGCGGTTGGCCTTGTACTGGGGCCAGATCCCATAACGGAAGCTGGCGCGATCACCAACCGCCAGGATGATCTGCTCGCAATCCGGCAGCGCCTCGCGCACGCTGCCAATGAACTGTTGAATGCCGTCCTTCGCCTCGTCGTGACGACAGGCGTAGGTCCACACATCCGGCTCCCATTCCATTTCGTACTCGCACGCTGAAGCGATGCGGTACAGGTAGAACTCAAGATCGATCAGGGCTTTCATTACTCGCCCACCTCCGGCAGCGGCAGGGCGTGGGCGGGGAGCAAGACACGATGAATATGCGGGAATCGCTCGGCCCAAGCAGATGGGCCGTAGAGCCACGTCGACGGGGCACCATCAAACACGTTTGCGCCCAGCCAGCAGTTCCCCTCCGCGTCGCACCAACCCTCGCGCTCCCACGGCCGCTCGCTCACAGCCACCGGCACCAGCGCCTGCCGCTCCAGCAGCTCGGCGGCGCGGTCCAATGCGCCAGGCCCGTAGTGCCGCGATTTCAATTGAGCCACCAACTCCGCCACCTCCCCATCAGCTGGGGGTGCGGGTTCAGTCGGTTTATCCTTACCAAGGGCATCCACAAGCCCCTCAATAATGCCGCAAAACTGACGATAAAAATCCTCAATCAAGTGCGGTGTCAATGGTCGGTCTGTTGCAGTTGACAATACATACAGGCATTCACTTTCTGCTGTCGCCACCGCATCTGCTACAGGCAGCGGCACAGCCGTCTCCTCTGCCAGGGCATCCGTCACCTTCTGCCGCAATGCGACACTCTCGCGATACCAGTAGAAGTCCTCTAGGTCATCAAGCTCGTGGTGTGCTTCCAGTTGGCCCTGCATGTAGGCCATGTGCGACGACAGGCTGATCAGTAGGTCGCGGGTGGTGTCAATGGTCATTGGTTCTCCAGTTCGGTGGCGATGGCGAGGAGGTCAGAGACGACCACTACCGATTCCGTTTCTGGATAGTCGGGGTGGTAATTCCGCTCAAGCTTGCACTGATCCGCAACAGCACGCAGGGCGGCGGCAGCCATTGGTGCTGCGATGGGCGCAAACGCAGGATGAGCGCCATCTACGACTGCATTCAGCACCGCCTTGGCGGCGGGGCTCAGTACGGTGGGGTCAGCCATTGTTGATCTCCTGTTGTTTTGGAATTGGCAGGGCGTGGGCGGGGAGGCGGTGGGTGAACCAAGACTTCGGAGGGTCCGCAGGCCCTAGGCACCAGTAAGGAAGCATTCCGTTTGGCAAAACAGATGTGGGGCAAAACCACCAACACCGTCCCTCCGCATCACAATCCTCCGGTTCCAGAGGACGCTCGCTCACAGCCACCGGCACCAGCGCCTGCCGCTCCAGCAGCTCGGCGGCGCGGTGGCACGACACGGACCGGAAGCGGCGTAGTTCAACCACCAACTCCGCCACCTCCCCATCGGCTGGGGGTGCGGGCGCAGGGCGGCCCCAGCGGGCGAACTCTTTCGGTCCATCTGACACAGGTAGTCCTAAGTGCCAGCGGGCTTCAGCATCAATGTGAGGCGGCACCGAGTTGCCCGTCTGGTGCGCGTGGACGTAGATGGCCAGCAGGTGCCTGAGGTCAGCCATTGGTGATCTCGTTGATGGTTTGTGTGGTGTGTTGGCGAATAATCAGCTTGTGCGGACCGTCTTGCGCGTAGGTTTGCAAATAGCGCATCCCCTCGCGTTCCACGTCGCTCTGGCTGTCGGATGATCCACCAGCCTGCCATTCGCCTTTAGCATCCTCCAGCTCCTGCAGCTGCTCAAGGGCGCGAATAAAGTCTTCACGCGCAATATGGCAGGCAGGCATGTCTGATCTATTTTCGTAAAGCTCAACAGTCAAGCCAGACCGAAAATGCACGGTAAAGCGTCGATGCGCCTGGTCCCCTGTAGTCGGCGCTACGCACGCAACCTGAGACAGGTCAAGTAGATAGCCACTTGGTAGACGAAGAAAGCATTGTTGACTCATGGTGATTAACTTGCGAGGCCCAGTGGGGCTTAGCTCAGCCATTGCCCTCCTCCCTCTCAATCCCCAGCATCACCTCAGCGAAGCGGATGTAGCCATCCCACCAGCCAATGGCATAGGTGCTGACGGCATCCTTGTGCAGGACACGGGCACGTTTCAAGATTCGAGTGAGAGCTGCTCGGTCGTAGGCGAGGTCTGTTCTGGTGTCGGTGTCGGTGTCGGGCATGGCTTGATGTTGCGAGGGTCGTGAATGTTGAATGTGACGGCAATGCTTCCACCAGTTGCGGATGCCATCACGCTGCGACTGCGCACCGTGTTGATGGTGCAGCGTCTCCAGTTGCCGCCGTTCAGGGCCAGCACCTCCTGGCCCGGTTCGTAGTCATCAGTCCAGGTCATCCGTGGTGCCTCCTGAATGCGGCCATGTCTCTCAGTTCCATGTCCTCAAACTCCGGGTGTTCTTGAAGAAATGCCCGGCTCGGTAGCACCACGTCGCGGCCGGTCTTGTTGAACTGCAGAACCGACCACTTTCCGGTGATCAGTCCCTGTTCCAGGATCCGCTGCAGTTCCGCGTGACTCGTCAGCTGCATTGGTCTCCTCCGTGTGAATCCAGCGCAGGTAGTCGGCCCATCGCTCGGGGGTGAGCGGGGTGTCAGTGGCCACGCCAGGCGGCAGCGGCGGCAGGGCGCGGTCATCGGCCTCGAACGGCACATAGGCCGCGGCATTCACCGGGTCCGGCGCAGCAGCCAGTGATCGCCGGGCGGTGGGCAGCGCTGCCAGCTGCGTCGCCGTGGGCATCAGAAACGGCGGCAGCTCTGCCTTGAATCCCCAGCTGCGATTCGCCAGGCCGTTCTCGGTGCGATACAGCGGCGCCATCAGCTCCTTCCAGGTGGGATACCGGGTGAACTGACCAGGCGCGAGGCCCTGGATCCACTGCTCGGCAGCCCACAGGAACTGCGTCTCGTTGACCTCGGGGAACTCACTGGTGAAGCTGTGAAACTTCAGCCGGCAGATGTGCGGCGACCAGCGATCTGCCTCCTTGATCCGCAGCTGGGCAGCGATCATTTCGGCCGCCGCCAGGAATGTCTCGGGGGTCAGGCGGTTTCGGGCCATGCGTCCAGAGCGGCGAGCATTGCGGGATCCTTTGGCATCAACCGGCCGGCGGCCACAACGGCCGGCGCCGGGGGCAGGGCAGGACCAGAGCCCGCCAGGTATTCAGGCTTCAGCGCCTGCCAGCCGTGTTCATTGCCGGCCTGACACAGGGCCAGCTGTTGCGCATCGGGCAGCTGCGCCACCCGATCAGCCGACGCCTGCCAGGCAGCGCGGGTCCAGGTGGCGCGGCCCTGATGCTTGCTTCGCCGCGCCTCGCACCACCAGCTCAGCAGCAGCGGCGCCGCGTCGAGGCAGATCGCATCGGGCAGGTCTTCCACGCTGGGCATGAACCGGGTCATCCGGCCTGCTGCCGGTGCGGCGGGCGCCTCCGCTGCGACGGGTTCGGGCTGTGGCTCTGGAGGGGTGATCACCACCGAGGCGGGCGGCACCAGGGCCAGTGGCGGGACGGGGGCGCCGGCGTCGACCACGCCGTAGGCGCCAACCGTTGGATCCCACAGCTCGATCCGTTCCAGCGTGCCGAACGGATGGCGGCATTTGGCGCATTGCCGGTAACGGCGCAGGCCCTCCAGAACGCGCTTGGTATCGCGGACGCGGGTGTGACCGTGACCGCATTGGGGGCAGTTCATGCCATCACCCCCCAGTTGATGGTGATGGCGTCGTGCAGGCGGCCATCGGCGATGGCTTCGGCCACCTGGAGCCGGGTCATGCCGGCCATGGCTTCCTGCAGCTGGGACACCAGCAGCTGCCAGGTCTGGCGGGTCACCGCTTCGTCGTTCGCATGAACGTCCACGGCGGCAGCTTCCTCAATGCGGCGCTGCAGGGCGGCGCGGCGCTCGGCATCGGCCTTGGCGGCGGCGGCAGCCTTGGCCTGCTCCTC